TCACAAATGTTTTCCAATACTACTTTTAATCAAGATATAAGTTCTTGGGATGTGAGTAGTGTGAATAATATGCAATTTATGTTTATACAAAACAAAGTTTTTAATCAAGATATAAGTTCTTGGGATGTGAGTAGTGTTACAAATATGTCTTTTATGTTTTTAGTTACAAGTCCTTCTGCAATGAATCAAGATTTAAGTGGATGGAGTGTGAATCCAAATGTTACTAATTGTCAATCTTTTAGTGATGGAACTTCTTCAACTTGGACACAACCAAAACCTAATTTTACCTCCTGCACCCCATAGATAGGTTAATTATTTTTTACTTAACTTTGTTTGTATGAAATCAAGTATTAAAAGTTATTATGTTCAAACTAATTCTTGGTTGATTGACGTTCAAATGAATTATCAATACAAACATGTTTAGTAAAATGAACTTATCGGATATAAAACTGACTATACTTAATGGTCTTGCTTTAGTTGTTTCATTTAGTGAAATAGAAGCAATACTAAAAATAATATTATTAATAATTTCTATAGTGTATACGGCACAAAGAATTTATGCCAACTATAAAGAAAATAAATGACACACTTTAGCTACAAAGAATTTGATTCTCCAGATATGCCAGGAAGTGGTAATTTAATGGATGAGAATTTTTTAGAAATGCTTGATGAGGTTAGAGGTAAGTTTGGGAAGCCTATTATTATAAATAGTGGCTATAGAAGTGAAGATCATAATGCAAGAGTTGGAGGGAAACCCAAAACAGAAGGGTCACCAGGTTCAAGTCATATGTATGGATTAGCTGCCGATATTAAATGTGATAATAGCGTTGACAGATTTCATTTAGTATATTTGTTACAAGAAATAGGATTTCAAAGAATAGGAGTAGCTAAAACTTTTATACATGTAGACTTAGATTTTAAAAAATCTCAGCAAGTAATGTGGATGTATTAGTATGAAAAAAATATTAGATTGGTTTGGAGGTACTGTAGTCAAGGACATAATAGGTGGTCTTGATAAACTATTTACTTCTAAAGAAGAAAAAATTTTAGCTGAGAATGCTATTAAACAAATTCTCATTGAAAAACAATTAGAGCTGCAAAGAATGCAGACAGAAATAATTGTAGCCGAAGCGAAAGGAAATTGGATTCAAAGAAGTTGGAGACCAATTTTAATGTTAGCTTTTGGGTTTATAGTTATCTATGTAAAGTTTCTTGCTCCTTTGTTTGATTTAACAATACCTGAGCTTGAAAACGAGTTTTGGAATTTGCTACAAATAGGAATAGGTGGATATGTTATCGGAAGAACAGGAGAAAAAATGATGAAGTCATATTCAGATACAAAAAAATAATATTATGCCAAAAATTAGTTCATATAATACAGTTGCACCTCAAGGTGATGATAAGATAGTTATCACTCAAACAAATGGGACACCCACAGATGTAACTAAAAATATTACTGTCGATGGTTTAAAAACTTACATAGGACAAGCTGATGATATTCCTACACCCTATATGTATGTTTTAAAAAGACCATATGTTGATGCAACTACAAAAAATGATAAAGCTTTTGTTGCTATGCAAAAACCAATTGAAACAGATTGGTTAACTAAAAATCCTAGGCTTTTTATGTTTAGATATAGAAAGTCAAAAACTAAACTAATAGATTTTGGTGGTAGTTCTTCGTATATAATGAAAAAGCAAAACTTTATTCACCCTCCTCATAACAATGGAGAATATCAGAGAGCTAATTTCCCAGGTAGCAATTGGGCATCAAGTGCTCAAACTACCAATGGTGGTCTTGTGTTATTTCCTATTCCAACAGAATGGGATATAAATAGTGAATTAAAGATTGCTAAGACAGGGTCATTGATAACTGACTTTGCTTCGCTAAGACCTACTACATATATTGAAGTTCCTTTTAATCCTTTAGGATTTTTGTTTGATCTCGTAAATCCAACAGAAGTGACATCACTTCCTGCGACAACAACACTAGATTATTGGGGTACACGATTTTCAGTTACAAGACCTGCTAATAATGTGAATTATGATAATAATCCAAATGATTATCGTACCTCACAAATTATAATGAAATTTGCTATAGGAATACCAAACCCTACATGGACAAATACAAACCATGAGTTACCTTATATTTTTGGAAATTTATCAAATGCCGTAACATTAAAATATCAATATGATGGCAGTAATCCTAAAGTTGTAAATAATTACACAATAACTCAAGGGTCAACAGGTAATGCTCAAAGGTCTTTTAATTAAAATATGCGAGGAGCTCAATTAATATCACGTCTTTGAGAGGTGTGCAATTAGGAAGCCATCCTTGAGATGTTTCCAATTAGGGTCTCCTCTTCGCTTAGAATACCTCTGTTAATTCAGGGGTATTTTTTTTTCATTATATTTGTTATAAATTAAATCTAATTAAATGAATGATATTCGTAAGATAGCAGTTGGTCCTGATTACAAAGGAGGGGCTATGCACTATGTTGTTGGGCAAGAAATATTAAAAGGTACTTACAAAATACATCACATAAGATATGATGAAAATGTAGATGCTTTTAAAGTATGGATTGAATCTACATACAATAAAGAAATTGTTTTGTGGAAACAGTTTATTAATATGCCTGTATCTGTCGAATATAATATTAACTTCTAATGAAATCACCTTACCTATTTATAACTACTCCTTTAGACAATAAAAGATATAACAATACAAAAAATATAGGTGGAGTAGACTTTATAACAAGCACCTCCGAGGAAAATCACAAAGCATCTAATCGTATTGCTGAGGTGATAGCCACACCTATCGTTTATGATGGTCCTATAAAGCCAGGAGATAAACTTTTAGTTCATCACAATGTTTTTAAGTTTTACAATGACATGCAGGGTAGAAGAAAAAGTGGCAGGAGTTATTTTATGAATGATTTGTTTTTTGTTGAGCCTGATCAGTTTTATATGTATCATGATGGTAAAGAGTGGAATACTAATGGAAGGTATTGCTTTACAAAACCTGTTCCTACTGAAGATTATTATCTATATAAAAACACTAATGAAGAGCCATTGGTGGGTGAAATAAAATATAGCAATGAGTATTTACGTTCACAAAATGTAAATCCAGGAGACAAAATATGTTTTAAACCAGAAAGCGAGTATGAGTTTGAAGTGGATGGTGAAAAACTTTATCGAATGTTTGATCATCAAATAACAATTAAATTATGAAAGACAAACCTAAAAGAAAAAAAAGACCAAGAATTAAATATAATCCAAATGGCACTAGACCCACAAACTTTAAAGAAGAATATTATTCAGGCAGGAATGAAAGCCGTAGAGCAACTAATTAAAGTTGCTAAGGAAGATATAATTAAGCCAGACCCTGAAGATGAGTTAGCTGCTGATAGACTAAAGAATGCTGCAGCTACTAAAAAGTTAGCTATATTTGATGCTTTTGATATACTAACTAAGATAGAGAATGAAAAAAATTTAATGGAAATCGAAGAACGAGGTCCAAGTAAACTAGACACTAAACAAGGATTTGCAGAACGAAGATCTTCATAATTTATACAGAGTTATAGATAACTACATACCTAAAGGTATTCTTAAAAAAAAGAATAGAAATAGGTCATGGAAATATGGCTATGATGAAAAATATGATGTTGTTATAATTTCTAAAACAGGCGAGATAGGTGAGGTATATGAAATTAACGGACTTAGGATTGGATTACCTAAAGCTCCAGAGTCTATTCAAAAAGACAACAACAAGTGGGAAAGAAAAGAACCACCAAAGACAATTCTAAAAATACAATCTATATTTCAATGGAATGAGCATCCTAATACTTTTAAAGCTCAATGGGTGGACTATATTGAAAGTGAGTTTGATAAAAGAGAGCAAGGCTATTGGTTTATAAACAAGAACATTAGTACATATATAACTGGGTCACATTATATGTATCTTCAATGGACAAAGATTGATGTTGGTTATCCAGATTTTAGAGAGGCTAACAGAATTTTTTATATTTTTTGGGAGGCTTGTAAAGCAGACCCTAGATGTTTTGGCATGATATATTTAAAAATCAGACGTTCAGGCTTTTCATATATGGCATCTGAAGAGTGTGCAAATGTAGCAACAATATCTAAAAACTCTCGTATAGGAATATTATCTAAGTCTGGGTCTGATGCCAAAAAAATGTTTACAGACAAGGTTGTCCCAATTGTAAGAAACTATCCGTTCTTTTTTAAACCTGTTCAGGATGGTATGGATAAACCAAAAACTGAATTAGCTTTTAGAATTCCTGCATCAAAGATTACAAAAAAGAATATGTACAATGTTGATAATGAAGAGATGGAAGGTCTTGACACAACCATTGACTGGAAGAATACAGATGACAACTCTTATGATGGGGAAAAACTTTTATTACTAGCTCATGATGAAAGTGGTAAATGGCTAAAGCCTAACAATATACTAAATAATTATCGTGTTACAAAAACTTGTTTAAGATTGGGTAGAAGAGTAATTGGTAAATGTATGATGGGTTCGACATCTAACTCTCTTAGTAAAGGAGGTGAAGAGTTTAAGAAACTGTATTACGATTCTAATCCACATGAACGAAGTAACAATGGTCAAACCAAAAGTGGGTTATATTCACTTTTCATCCCTATGGAGTGGAACTTTGAGGGTTATATAGATGAGTATGGTATGCCTATGGATGATGTTATAGAGTATTGGAATAATGAAGTTGAAAGTTTAAAAAATGATCCTGACGCATTAAATGAGTTTTACAGACAATTTCCTCGTACTGAATCGCATGCGTTTAGGGATGAGAGCAAACAATCATTGTTTAATCTTACAAGAATATATCAGCAAATAGACTACAATGATTCACTTATACAAGAACACCATACAACTCGTGGCTCTTTTTCTTGGAAGAATGGAATTAAGGATACTGAAGTAATATGGACTCCTAACACTAGAGGAAGATTTTTAGTAGGATGGCTTCCTAAAAAGAATATGCAAAATAGGTACAAGAAAAATAACAAGGGAGATTTTTTTCCTTTAAATGAGCATCTTGGTGCTTTTGGGTGTGATAGTTATGACATATCAGGAACTGTTGGAGGAGGTGCATCTAATGGGGCATTGCATGGAATTACAAAGTTTAATATGGATGATGCTCCTAGTAATCAGTTTTTTTTAGAGTATGTAGCAAGACCTCAAACTGCCGAAATATTTTTTGAGGAAGTATTGATGGCGTGTGTTTTTTATGGAATGCCTATATTAGTAGAGAATAATAAACCTAGGTTATTATATCATTTTAAAAATAGAGGGTATAGAAGCTTTAGTATAAATCGACCAGATAAACTTAAACACAAGCTCTCTAAGACAGAAAAAGAACTTGGGGGTATACCTAACTCAAGTGAAGCAGTAAAACAAGCTCACGCAGCAGCTATTGAGTCTTATATTGAAACATATGTAGGACTAGTTAAAGAAGATGAAATGGGTTATATGCCTTTTAGTAGAACATTAGAAGATTGGGCAAAGTTTGATATTAGCAATAGAACTAAGTTTGATGCATCTATTAGTTCAGGTTTAGCAGTAATGGCTTGTCAAAGACACCTTTATCAACCTGTAAAAAAACAATCAAATATTATTGTTAACTTTGCTAGATATAACAATAAAGGAAATCGTAGTGAAATAATTAGATAAATGAAAGACGTAAAAATAAATGTTTCCTCTGTTGGGTTTCCAAGTCAGTTTGTTTCTGATAGTGAAAA